CAATAACACTTCCACGAATAGGATTTGAAATACAAAACTTGTCTTATGATCCAGCAAGAAAACTTAATAGGGTACAGAAATTTAAAAAGATAAAAACTGGAAAATCTAATACTCTTGAATCACAGTTTATGCCTGTACCATATAATCTTTCAGTTCAGTTATATGTTATGGCAAAACAGTCAGATGATGCTCTACAGATCGTAGAACAAATTTTACCTTTCTTTCAACCAGACTACACACTTACCGTAAATGATATGGCTGATATGGGTATTAAGAGAGATGTTCCTATTATATTAAATAGTATATCATATGAGGATAACTATCAAGGTGACTTTGAAACTCGTAGAGCTCTTATCTACACTTTAGACTTTACTGCAAAATTTTATCTGTATGGGCCTGTTACTTCTACTAGTGTTATCAAAACTGTTCAAGTTGATCAGTATGCTGATATTAAAGATAATGCTCCAAGAAGGGAACAAAGATATACGGTTTCACCTAAACCCATGAGTGCTGATGCAGATGATGATTTTGGATTTAATGAAACTACATCATTCTTCCAAGATGCAAAAGAGTTTGATCCTGTATCTGGAACTGATAAGTAATAAATATTATGCCTGATCCTATGAAAGAGCTTGATAAAGCACTTGGTATTTTAAGTGATGTAGATACTTTAGAAAAAGAACCTTGGAACTATGTTCATAAAAAAGATGATGAACCAAGATTTCCAGCTCCAGATAATTATATTCGTCATAATGCAAGTAAAGATATACAACCTTTTCTCAGAGAGGATGATATAGAGAACGATTATGCCTACCAAAGACAAAACTTCTATAACCTTGTCGAAAGAGGAAATGATGCTATTGAGGGAATTCTTGAGTTGGCTAAAGAGTCTGAGCATCCAAGAACTTACGAAGTTGCGGGCAACCTCATCAAACAAGTGGCAGAGGTTACAGAAAAACTTGGAGACTTACAGGAGAAAATGAAGAAACTTAAAGAAGTTCCCGATAATGCTCCTAAGAATGTCACCAATGCATTATTTGTGGGGAGTACAGCAGAACTTCAAAAAATGATAAAGGGTAGCTAATGTTAGATTGGTTTTACAAGATACTAGAAAAACAAGGTGGAAAAATTAGTTGTTGGGCATGGAATAAAAGATGGTGTGATAGAGAAAAAGGAACAGGTTATAAAAAATGACTGATTCTGTTTATCTTGGTAATCCCAATCTCAAGAAAGCTAATGTTACTCAGGAATGGACAGAAGAAGAGATTAAGGAGTATGCAAAATGTATGAAAGACCCTATATACTTTATACAAGAATATATAAGGATTGTATCTTTAGATGAGGGACTTGTCTCTTTTAAAATGTATGATTTCCAGAAGGAAATGGTCGGTACTTTTCATAACAACCGTTTTACTATCTGCAAATTGCCTCGTCAATCAGGCAAAAGTACTACCATTATTGCTTATTTGCTTCATTATGTTTTGTTTAACCCAACTGTAAATGTAGCAATTCTTGCGAACAAAGCTGCAACTGCAAGAGATTTATTGGGGAGATTACAATTAGCATATGAACACTTACCTAAATGGCTTCAACAAGGCGTTATGTCGTGGAACAAAGGTTCTTTGGAACTTGAGAATGGCTCCAAAATATTGGCCTCATCTACTAGTGCTAGTGCTGTTCGTGGTGGCAGCTACAATATCATTTTCTTGGATGAATTCGCCTACGTTCCAGCTAATGTCGCAGAACAATTTTTTTCCTCTGTGTACCCCACAATTTCATCTGGTAAGACAACAAAAGTAATGATCGTTTCTACCCCACACGGTATGAATATGTTTTACAAATTATGGGTAGATGCAGAACAGGAAAGAAACTCATATGTTCCAATAGAGGTTCATTGGAGTGAAGTTCCTGGCCGAGATGCAAAGTGGAAAGAAGAAACTATAAAGAATACAAGTGAATCACAGTTTAATACAGAGTTTGAATGTGAATTTCTTGGTTCTATTGATACACTTATTACACCAGCAAAATTAAAAATACTTACATATCGTGAACCAATACAATCTAATGCAGGGTTGGATATTCACATAAGACCAAAAGAAAACCACACGTATATGGTCACTGCTGACGTTTCTAGGGGTACTTCTAACGATTATTCTGCATTTGTAGTTATAGACGTAACAGAAGTACCATATAGAATAGTTGCAAAATATAGAGATAATGAGGTTAAACCATTATTATTTCCTCAAAAAATATATGATGTTGCTCGTGCATATAATCAAGCATTTGTATTAATAGAGGTAAACGATATAGGAGAACAGGTTGCAAATTCAATGCAATTTGATTTGGAGTATGATAATTTGGTTATGGCATCTATGAGAGGTAGAGCTGGACAAGTTATGGGGGGTGGTTTTTCTGGTGGTAGAGCACAGTTAGGTGTAAGAACTACAAAAGCTGTTAAGAAAATGGGTTGTTCTAATTTAAAACAGTTAGTAGAAGATAATAAACTTATAGTAGAAGATTATGAGATTATAAATGAATTATCTACATTTATTGTAAAAGGTCAGTCATTTGAAGCAGATGAAGGATGTAATGATGACCTTGTTTCCTGTTTATTCCTTTTTGCGTGGGCTACAGATCAACAATATTTTAAAGAATTAACGGATAATGATATTCGACAAACTATGATGAGAGAACAACAAGACGCATTAGAACAAGATATGGCTCCTTTTGGTTTTGTTGTAAACGGATTAGAGGATGAGAATATAGGTGAGATGGTTGATGAATATGGAACTAAATGGAGTCCAGTAGTACGAGATTATGGTACTAATTGGTAATTAAATAAATTCTATTAAATCGTTATCTAATTTAATCCAGCAATTTGAACATACTATTATTGATTCTTCCATAAGATGAAAGATTTCTTTTCTACTTTCATTACTAGTACCAACTCTTTTTGTTACTTTACGTATTTCTGAATTATGGGGATAGAATTTAAGACATACTGTTTCTGCTTCGCCACAATGGACACAGTGTTTATCAGCTAAAAATTCGTTAAGTAAAACAATTCTTTTTCTATAATTTCTTCTAGATACTTTTTTTATAGTATCTTTATATTTTTCATAATGTGAATTTCCCATGTTTTTATTTATATGATATAACACATATAAAAATGACTTTTTGCAATTTGATTTTTTATAAATATTTGCAAATAACTAATACACTAACTAAAGGAGTACGAACATGAGCTTTTTAGTCTCTCCTGGCGTTCATGTCAGAGAAATCGACTTCACCAATGTTGTTCCTTCTGTTCCAACTACAATTGGAGCAATTGCAATGCCTTGTGAAAAAGGCCCTGTAGATGAAGTAACAACTATTGGAAGTGAACAAGAGCTAGTGCAGGTTTTTGGTAAGCCCAATTCAAGTAATTTTGAGTGGTGGTTTACTGCTGCAAGTTTCTTACAATATTCAGATCAATTAAAAGTTGTTCGCCCAACATCTGGTTTTCTTAATGCTGGAGAATCAAGTGGTGTTTTGATTAAAAATGATACCATTTATCTTGATGATTATTGGGCAGAATCTGGTGATGGTCAAGTAACATCAAATGATTGGTATGCTAGGAGTGCTGGAACTTGGGGTAACTCAATAGGTATTCAAGTCTGTCCTTCTGCAACTGCATACGAACAAGATTTAAGTACCAATAACCTAGTTAACGAAGGAAGTGTTGCTATTGGCGATACTGAAATCATTGTAGATGATGCTGATGCTTCGGGTTACGCATTTAATGTGGGAGATTTAATTTTATTCTCATCCACAGATACTAGTTCTTCAGTAACACATATTAGTGGTGATGAAGGTAATGAGTATGAGGTAACAGCTATCAATACAAGTACTAATGCTTTAACAATTAGACTTGCTGATGATCCAAACGGTTCGGGCTTAAAAGCTGCTATTCCAGATAACTCTTATATCCGTAGACGTTGGGCATTTTATACTCTCTTTGATGGCCCTCCAGGCACCTCTCAATGGAATACAGACAACGGAAGAGGTTCTGGTGATGAAATGCACGTAGTTGTATATGATACAACTGGAGATATCACTGGCTCTGATTATAATACTGCTGGAAAACGAACACAATCGGTAATTGAAAGATATGAAAAACTTTCAAAAAATCCAAAAGCAAAAAATCCTCAAGGGGAATCAATATATTATCCAGATGTATTTTTCAGACAATCAGCATATGTTTATTGGGGAGATCATATTGCTGCTGGTACTAATTGGGGTACGGATACAACATCTGCATATACCTCAGTAACAACAATTACGGTTGTTAGTTTAACAGGGGGAACAGATGATTATTCCATAACTGCTGGAGAATTAAAAGACGGTTATATATTCTTTGAGGATGATGAATTACACGATATTAACTTTCTTTTAGGAGGCCCAAGTTCGGGTGTTACTAATTCTACTGCTGGAATGGATTTACATGGTACAATGCTTCAAGAAATTGCTGAAAAACGCAAAGATTGTATTGCTTGTATTTCTCCATACAAAGGTGCAGTAGTAGGAGTTTTAAGTTCTCTTACACAAACATCAAATGTAATTGCCGGATTTGATACACTTCCATCATCGTCATATGCAATATACGATAGTGGATACAAGTATATGTATGATAAGTACAATGATGTATATAGGTATATACCTCTTAATGGAGATACTGCTGGTCTTTGTGCTCATACGGATGCTGTTGCAGACCCTTGGTTCTCTCCTGCTGGTTATAATCGTGGTCATGTAAGGGGTGCAATCAAACTTGCATATAATCCAAAGAAATCAGAAAGGGATCAACTCTACCGATCACGAATTAATCCTGTAGTTAATTTTCCAGGCCAAGGTGTAATTTTATTTGGTGATAAAACTGCTCTTGCAAAACCAAGTGCATTTGACCGTATCAATGTAAGACGGTTATTCTTGGTTCTGGAAAAAGCGATTGCTACTGCTGCTAAATATATGTTGTTTGAATTCAATGATGAATTTACAAGAGCACAATTTAGAAACATGGTTGAACCTTTCTTGAGAGATGTACAAGGTCGCAGAGGTATCTTTGACTTTAAGGTAGTTTGTGACGGTACAAATAATACTGGTGAGGTTATAGATCGTAACGAGTTTATAGGAGATATTTACGTTAAACCTGCTAGGTCGATCAACTTTATTACTCTTAACTTTATTGCGGTACGAACTGGTGTCGCCTTTAGTGAGGTAGGAGGTTAATCATGGCAAACATAGACGATTTTAAAGCAAAT